ACCTGGGATGGGGGAACAGGCCCCGCCGGAATCGGCCGAGCCGCCTGAGGCCGCAGCTGGTGGCGCTGGTGGACTTGGCGCTGGCCCGGCACCGGGCATGGGAATGTGATGGACTACGTAAGCATTTGCAGCGGCATTGAAGCCGCCACGGTTGCCTGGCACCCGCTGGGATGGACGCCGGTCCTGTTTGCGGAGATCGAGAAGTTCCCCTGCGCGGTACTCAGGCATCGCTACCCGGAGGTTCCGAATGCTGGAGACTTCACCGCAATCGATGGCGGCGTTGCAGCCGACCTTCTGGTCGGAGGAACACCTTGCCAGGATTTCTCAGTCGCCGGTCTCCGAAAGGGACTGGATGGAGAGCGTGGCCAGCTCACCATCGAATTTGCTCGACTGGCTCACCGCCTGGCTTCCCGCGCACGCACCCGATGGCTGGTGTGGGAGAACGTCCCCGGCATACTCTCCAGCGACGGCGGCTGGGCCTTCGCTCTCTTTCTCTCCACCCTTGCAGGCCGATCTGTTCGCGTCCCCGCCGGAGGATGGGCCGGCTTCGGAATCATTCCTGGCGGCGCAGATGCCTGGGGCCTCGCCTACCGAGTCCTTGATGCTCAGTATTTCGGAGTTCCCCAGCGCCGCCGCCGTGTCTTCGTTGTCGGATATTTTGGAGACTGGCGGCGTGCCGCAGCAGTACTACTTGAGCGGTCGAGCCTGTCGCGGAATTTTGCGCCGCGCCGAGAAACGCGGCAAAGAATTGCCTGGGATGTTGCGCCAGGCATTGGAGCAAGTGGGAGAGGCTTCAGCAGAGCCGGGGAAACGCGAGGTCAGGATTGCGTCATCCCCTGCGACGACGAGGCTGGCGACGACGGCGGCCTGATCTCGGGCGCGGTCTCAGCGAAGTGGTCGAAGCAGAGCGGCGGGCCCGCCGGGGACGAGTGCTACAACCTGGTCGGCGTGACCATTCACGGCACTGACAAGACGGCGCGGACGGCCAGCTTCACCGACATCGCCGGTGCATTGCGGGCGCGAGTGCCGGGCAGCGTGGAGAACTCCTCCACCACCGCCGTCATGATTGCCCACATCGCACAGGAAACTGCGGATCCGATTTCGGCCAACGAGGCCCGAACCTACACCCATGAAGGCAGGAACAATTTCCGTACCCACAATCTGGTGGCCAGTCTCGACACGGAACTGAATGGCAGCGAAGACGTGATCGGGCCTCTGAAAGCTCTCTCCCGATCCGGCGGCGGCGTGAAGCCAGCGGTCGCGATTCATGAGAATCAACGTGCGGAATTGAGCCTCAACGATACGGTGGGTTCGCTGAAAGTGGGCGGCGGCAAGCCGGGACAGGGCTACCCGGCGGTCGCCTTCACATGCTCAGAGCAGGCCAACGGCTTCGCGTGGGAGCTGGACGCACAGGTTCCCAACGACTCGCGCAACATCCAGCAGGGAATCCGCAGCGGCATGGCGGTCAGGCGGCTTACTCCGCTCGAATGCGAGCGCCTTCAGGGCTTCCCCGACCATTACACCAGGATCGGCGCCAGGACGCCGGACGGGCCGCGCTACAAGGCGCTGGGCAACTCCATGGCGGTGCCGGTGATGCGCTGGCTGGGCCAGAGAATCGCGATGGTGGAGGCATTGTGATGGACGAGAACGTCATTGATGTGGCGCGGATCCCCGAGGATGACGACTATCGCGATTTCCTGCGCTGGCGCATGCAGACGGATCTGTTCTTCCTCGCCAAGTACTGCCTGGGCTACCGCAAGCTCACTGAGCTCTGGCATCAGCCGGTGTGCGACGTCTTCGTGAAGAAGGATCCCAGCAAACCTTTCTCGCAGCAGACCCGGAAGCGCCGCCGCCTGGTCTTCCTTCCACGCAAGACCTACAAAACCACCCTCAACATCGTCGACACCGTGCAGTGGATCCTGGGCTTTCCTGACGTTGCGGTCATGCCCATGACGGCGTCGAACTCGCCCGACTCGCCGCTGGCCGACGCCTTTGTCGCCGAGTGCGCCTCGCACTTTGTGTGCCTGCCAGGTGAGCCGAAGAAGGTGCTCCATCTCTGTTTCCCCGAACACGTCCTGACCAAACCACCGAAGGCTGGCGAGTTCACCACCCCGGCCCGCACCCGCTACCGCCGCGATCCCACTGTCAAAGGGGTGAGCATCGAACAGTCGCTCTCCGGTTGGCACCCGGACGTGATCAAGTCCGAAGACGTACAGGACAATCGCAACTCTCAGACCGCATTTGCGCTCCGCAAAGTTCGCCAGAATTTTTACATCAATTTAAAAATGCTGGGCGAGGAAGGCCTGCTCGATCTCACCGGCACCCGCTACGGTCCCATGGATCTTTACGGGGACATGATTGCCAAAGCCGGGGAGGAGAGTATTGTTTATTGGAAGCCTGCGTATATACGCAAGCAGCACGCGATCAAGATCGAGGACGACGAACTCACCGAGGACGACGTGATTCTGCAATTCCCCGAACAGATCAGCTGGGCCTTCCTGCGCGAAGAAAAGATGCTCGATGAGCCCAGCTTCTGGACTCAATACATGAATGTCGCCGAGGGAAATTTCAAGTCCACCTTCCCCATGGAGCGACTGAATGCCGCCAGGGTGAGCGAGGATGTGAATGAACATGATGGCCAGGTCCATGTCGGCTGGCGCATGGAGTACGCCGATTGCAAATATGCAGCCGGTGCCGTGGGCATCGAGAACGGTGGCCGCATGACGATTGTGGAGGTCGTCAGAGGCCAATTCACTCCGACCTCGCTCTCCCAGCGGATCGTGAAGATGTGCAAACACTGGGATGCACACCGCGTCGAAATCGAAGATACCCCGGGGGCACATTCGATGGCGGCGCATATTCGCAACGAGGCGCTCGAGCAGGAATGGCGTCTCGATATCAGCTGGGGCGAGTTCCTGCAAGACGATACAGCACGAGCCCTGGCGATCAAATCTGCGGAGCCGCATCTGCTCGCCGGTCGTTTGCTTTTTGCCGATGGGATCTCAAATGTGCAAGAGGTCTTTCGCCAGCTGCACCATTTTGGGCTGGTGGAGGAGTACGAGGTGGCTAGTGTTATCTCGCGGATCGCGGCCAAGCTGCCCGCAAGCATTGCGGCGGCGGGCTTCGAACCGGCCGAGGAAGAGGCCTTCTCGAATTACGTCAACCAGGACGCCTACGACCGCGTCTACGGGCGCGGTAAATACAAGGAACCGGATCCGGTTCCTGAACCGGAGGAAGAATGGGTGCCGATACAGCACAGCGACTTGAGCGAAATGATGCCGGGTTTAAGCGGCTGAGATTCCAGCTAAGAATGTCTCCCCTGCAGCGCAATGCGCTGATCGGAGTGCTGGTGGAATATTCTCTGGGCCCGGATGCAACCGAAAAATGGGAAGAATGCATACACGGCGAGACGACAACGATTGGTGAATTGCTAGATCTGCTGGCAACCGCACAACCCGAGGTTTCTTACAAGCCAGATGAAAGACAAAATCGAACAATTGCGTGATGAGCAACGCGACGCGGCTCTTGACGAGCAGCGCAAGCTGGGCCTGACGCTTTACGGAAATCTGGTTAGGTTTCATCACTTGCCCGCCGCATCGGCCCGCAAATGCACGCGGGTCTTTGCGAAGGGCATGGTCGAGATCGAAGGCTACAGCGGCATCTTCGCGCCGCACCTTTTCACAATTGAACGAGTTCTTCACATCCCAATTGAGGGTCAGGTTAAGTGAACATCGCCATTGAAAGCACAGACAGAGTGATCGAGATCGAGGCCAACGGAAAGCTCGCCGCCCGCGTGTGGGAGGGCTTCACCGTTGACGGCATTCCGGTGCAGTGCGTGATTGTGCGGATTGCGGCACCGGCCGACTACAACCAGGAAGACTTCGAACGGGCGCTCCAGGTCTGCAGGCCACCGCGCATGGCCGAGCAGGCCTTTCCCCTGAGGATGGTGCTCTAACGTGGGCACGCTGATGAACCCGCTCAACGGATCGGCCGTCATCGAACGCGATGACATCGAGCCGCAGGGCCCGCTGCTCGATCCGAAGTACACCGACGACGCCGCCGTGCAGCTGACGATTCAGGACACCCGCCGTGCGCGCACCTGGCTCGATCAGAAACAGTGGAACCTCTACTGGCGCGAGGCCGACACGCTCTTCCAGTCGCCTCGCACCAACCAATCCTTCGAAGGCAGCACGGTAGCACGCGCGAACATCTCTCGATTCCGTGTCGCCAGCACTGTGAACAGTCTGGTGCCCGCGATGAAAGGAGGAATCTTTTACGAGACACCGCCATTTGTCATTCGGCCGCGCCCGGCGACGTCGCAGAACACTGCCCGCGCGAAAACCGCGCTCTATGGGGCCCAGCTGGATAAGGCCAAGTTTGAAGATGTATCTGAGAGGTCTCTGGAATACATGACCACTTTCGGCACGGTGATCGTGAAGGCCGGCTGGGAGAAAGTCACCAGAAAAAAGAAAGTGAGGGCCCCGCGCGCCGCACCGATACGCATCAAGATTCCGCTGGGCGGCGAGATCGTGGCCCACACCAAGGAGAGCGATGAACTCGTCGTCACTGAGCAGGAGGTCACCGAGCAGAAGCTTTTTCTTGAGATGTGTGAACTGGGCAGTATTCTGGTGGACCCTACTTGGAATGTTGCGAACTCTTTGCATGACTCCGCGAAGTACGTCGTCCACGTCACCTACCCGACCTGGACGGACCTCAACAAGCTGCGCGAGCAGAGACTGTTCGACGAGGAAGGCAATCAGGTAGGCGGCTACGACATTCCCAGCGAGGAAGAGCTCAAGGAGTACTTTTTCGCGCACGAAGACAACGCGGCGGGCCAGCCCTCGATGGTGATGGAGAACCTGGGCGGTCAGAACTATTCGATCCACCACGCGCAGAACGAAGAGATCCCGGGCAGCGAATCGCCCGCCGAGCGGCCCATCCAGATGCTCGAGCGCACCGATGATACCTACGTCTATGCCGTGCTCTGCCCCGATGGCAGCGACCGGGGCGTACTGATCAGGAAAGAAGAGCACGGCATGCCCTGCATCAACTTCTTCTCCGCGAATTTCTGGAACATCCCCAATGCGGCCTGGGGACTTGGGGCCGGGCGGCTTTCCGGCAGCACGCAGAGGATTGAAAAAGGCCTGGTGGACGCCATGCTCGACCTGTTGTCCTACGCCTGCAATCCCATGTATGCCAGGAATCGCGGCGCGAACGCGCCCACCCAGCAGATCCGCTCGCGGCTGGGCGGGATCGTGGACGTGGATGTGCAT